TGCTCGTTTATCACCGAGTGCTACAGCTATTAGCAACTGGAGTAACAATGTTACACTAGCAACGAATGACGGGGAGCAAGGTTTATTATCGACAGATGATTACATGAGTCTTTTCTATCCATGGGGCTTCACTAGTGATTATTTAGGAAACAGCGTTGTTGTTCCACCGAGCCATTTAATGTTAAGAACTATTGCGTTAAGCGATAATGTTAGCTATCCTTGGTTTGCACCGGCAGGTACACAACGAGGCGGCATTACTAATGCTAGTTCTGTTGGTTATGTAGACTCGACTGGAGAGTTTGTTGCAGTAGCATTAAACAGCGGCCAGCGTGATACTCTTGCAGCAAATCATATTAATCCTATCACTTATATCGGTGGTACAGGTTTAGTCAACTTCGGACAATTTACAAGATCTACAACTAGTACATCTTTAGATCGTATTAACGTTGCACGTTTAGTAATTTACCTACGTAGACAACTTTCACAGATTGCTAAATCATACATCTTTGAGCCAAACGATACAATTACTCGTAATGAAATCAGAGGACAAATTGAAAGTTTCTTATTAGAACTTGTAGGTCAACGAGCATTGTACGATTATATTGTAGTGTGTGATTCGTCAAACAATACACCGTCAACAATCGATGCAAACGAACTATATGTAGATATTGCAATTGAACCAGTTAAGGCAGTGGAATTCATTTATATTCCATTAAGAATACAAAATACTGGAACAATTCAGAATTTAATATCAAAATAATGGAGCATTAAAATGGCAATTTCATCTTTATCAAAATTTACGGTACCGCTAGCATCTGATCAGAGTGCTAGCACGCAAGGCCTATTAATGCCGAAGCTTCAGTATCGTTTTAGAATCTCCTTTGAAAACTTTGGAGTTTCGACACCGACTACTGAACTGACTAAGCAAGTCGTTGATGCAGCAAGACCGAGTGTAACAATGGAAAATCAAGAGTTATGGGTTTATAACTCAAGGGTCAATTACGCAGGTCGTCCTAAGTGGGGCACATTGTCTGTTAAACTACGTGACGATGTAACTGGTGCTGTTAGTAAATTAGTTGGCGAACAAGTACAAAAACAATTCGATTTCTTCGAACAAAGTAGTGCTGCTTCCGGTGGTGATTACAAGTTCTTACTAAGAATCGAAATGTTAGACGGCGGTAACGGTGCATTTACTCCTAATGTTTTAGAAACATGGGAATGTTACGGATGCTATTTAACAGATGTTAAGTATGGTGAATTAACATACAAGAGTCAAGAAGTTGTTCTTGTTGAAATGACTATCCAACCTGATAACTGTATCGAAGTCACTGGCGGTGCTGCACCTCCTACTTCGCGTCCGACTGGTACACTTGCTTCTGCAAGCGGTATTTAATATTAAAATACCCACTTCGGTGGGTATTTTTTTGAAAGATCATTAACTACTCAGTTAATTTTACTAGATAAATAATTGTATGGCATTCACTCCTACATATCAACTTACACATACTAGCAATGTAAATATACGCGACTCTCAAACTGCATCACAGTTATTTGTAAGCGATCAATTTAGATTAGCTCCTAAATTTAAGTTTTCATTTCATGTATCTTTCAGTATTAATACCGCAGCATTGATGAATATCAATCTTGTTCAACGACATAAAAATGAAATCGATATGTTAGTTAAAAGTGCTGATTTACCTAGTTTCGATATGAAAACCGAAACATTAAATCAATATAATAGAAAAAAAGTAGTTCAATTAACACATACATATAACCCAATTAATTTAGTTTTCCATGATGATAATATGGGAGTCATTAACCAATTATGGCAGAATTACTATAATTATTATTATGCCGATCCTTCGTCCGCTAAAGATCCTGGAGCATATGCTCGTACAGCGATGAAGAATTTTAGTTATATCAAAGATACATACGGTCTAAATAATGGAAGTACATTACCATTTTTTAAATATATAAAACTTTATCAAATGGCACGCCATGAGTATGTTTGTTATACATTATACAATCCAATTATTACAAAGTGGAATCACAATAATGTAGATTACTACTCTAATCAGATACATGAAAACAAAATGGAAATCGCATACGAAGCTGTTTCGTATAGTTCGGGTGCTGTCACATCGGGTGATCCTGAAGGGTTTGCTATAGAACATTATGATAATACTCCTTCTCCATTACAAGGCGGCACTAACAGTACAAGCAGTCCAAGTTTTGTTACTACAGTAACAGGTAATTCCGGAGAATATTTAAGTAATCTTACTTCTACTATTAATACGTATCAAAATACTAAATCGAATTTACCTACTCAGTCAACACCAGGAATAATACAAAATGTATTAGGAAGTACTGGGCAAGGAGTAAGCGGATTACAAGGTATTACATTTCCAACAAACTTTGTACCGCCAGAAGTTACAAATGCTACTATAGTTAATTTATGATAAGCAATTTACCATTAGAACAACAATCCAATACAGATGTTAGACAGTTTTTCGATAAATTTTTCTTACATCCAGTTAGTTTTCCAGCAGCAGAAATTGATGCTACTGTAGGATTCTTTTTAAAAAACGGATTCGATATTCAAAGCGCACGAAGCGTTAGTATTATACTTTTAAACCAAGCTAAAGCAGACAATGTTAGTATTTTTCAGTTATTAGACAGTTTAAAACAATTATCCGATGTGCAATTAAGCCAGATTATTGCACAAGTACTAAACGCATATCGAGAAAAAACAAGTCTATTAGGATACAGAATTAAGCCCTTAACAAACACATTCGAAACTAGAAATATAGTAGTATGAGTAAGTTTGCCCGCGGACCATTCACAATGAAAAACCCAGCAAAATACGTAGGTGTAAAAACACCTATATATAGAAGTTCGTGGGAATGGCATTTTATGAATTTCTGTGATTCCAATGATAATATACAAAAATGGGCCAGTGAAGCAATTAGTATTCCGTATAGAGATCCATTAACTGGAAGAAATACCATTTATGTTCCAGATTTTTTTATTCAGTATCTTGATAAAACTGGAAAGATATTAGTCGAATTAATTGAAATTAAACCAGCAAGTCAAACTATATTAGAACGTGTCGGTAAAAATAAAGTTAATCAGGCACAATTTATTAAAAATCAAGCAAAATGGGCCGCTGCTAATATTTGGTGTAAACAAAACGGAATTAAGTTTCGAATTATAAACGAAAATGATTTGTTCCATCAAGGCGGGAGATAAGTAAGTTATGACAAAAAAATTAGAAGAATTACTTAATTTACCCGAAAGTAAAGAAATCATTAAGCAAGAAGAAAAGAAGCAACCTATTGCTCCTCCTGAACCTTTCTTACGAGATATGGCAGAGTTTGATAAAATTGCTGCAAGTCTTCCGCAAGTAAGAGGGTTAGGTGATGCAAGTGATGCAGAATTCGATGCCCTTGCACAAAGAGCAACAGATGCGTACGACGACTTAATGGATCTTGGAATGAACGTTGAAGCAAGATATAGTGGAAGAATATTTGAAGTTGCAGGCTCAATGCTTAAAAATGCCATCGATGCTAAGGCAGCAAAGATTGATAAAAAATTAAAAATGATCGAATTGCAAATTAAAAAAGCAAAACTCGACCAAGATAGTCAAGTAGAAGATAAAGGAATCAATATTAACGGAGATGGATTTATCGTCACCGATAGAAATAGCCTACTTGAAAAATTAAAGAATATGAAATAAATATAGTATTGGGACCGTGTCATGAAAACATATAAAGAATACTTAATGGAAAGCAAGAAAGTTTACGAGTTCAAGATTAAAATTGCACACGATGTAGATACTAATTGCTCCGATACAATTAAATTAGCGTTAAATCAATATAAAGTAGAATCTTGTTCAACAGGAAAAAGAACTCCTATTCAAGAAACACAAATTGATTTTCCGGAAAAGAAAAATATTAGTGTAACAGTTTTTGATGTTTCGCTAGCGTATCCAGCTACTAGTTCACAAATACGTGAAGCTATTGCCGATAAATTAAATCTTTCACTTTGCTGTGTCAAAGTTCGTAATTTACAAGAAGAAGCCGAAATGGAGTTAAATCATCAATATGATGAAGTTTCGGGCGAATCGATGTTGAATACCGATTACGAACCGAGCAATCATCAAGATTTAGTAGGTGATAAACATGCAATGAGCTTGTTGAAAGAATTAAACAAAACTAAACACAGTTTAGAACAATATACGGGTGTAAACGATGAATTGTTAGCAAAAAGTGCTCCTACTGATAAGAATGGACCTGCAGCTGACAAATTAAAACAGAATGATACCAGTGTAGTCGGAACACACCGTAATAAACTTCCTGCGCTATTTAAAGGAGCAAAATAATGAACTTTTTAGATTTATATAAGAAAATACAATCCATTGATGAAGGACTTGCTCCTCCTTCAGGCCCTGTGCAAGGAGACGGAGTTTCTGCGTATCCAGTAGAAGAATGTATGGGCGAATGCGGCGAAGATATGTCAATGCCTGCACATCAAAAACAACCAGACTCGGTTAATATGACTGTAAGTATGAACGGACAAGGCCCGGGCGGCATACGAGATTTGATGAATATTTTAAGAAATATCGAAGACGATATGGAAATTGATCAGCCTGCTGAACCGGAACATGAAGTACCGCACCACGATATGCATAAACCGCACGGCGATGATGAAATAATCATCGGACAACCTGCCGATGATGAAGAAGAAGTAATGTTTGCAGAGCCCGAAGACGAATGCAACATGAACTTCGAAGAAGAGCCTGAAATGGAAGAAGAGCAAGATAATAGCTATGCTAATAATCCAGACGTAAGAAAAATGGCAGTAGCAGCCGTAGTTCCAACAGGCGATGATCTGGCAAGCAAAGGAAACATAACTGCTTATAAGAAAAATGGTGGCGATAATCCAATGAGAGATCCTATAGCAGAAACTTTAGCTCGTAAATTATTAAATCATTATAACGAAGTTAAAACAAGAACAAGGAACTAAAATCCAGTCGTTGGCAACTAGTTCGAAAACGGGCAGCAATGCCCGTTTTTTTTGTAAATACTAGTATGGCTAAATCATTAGATGGTGTGCTAACTAAACGAGCACACGCAAAAGAACAATTTACAGAAGAACATATTCTTAATATTGCAGCATGTGCGGATCCACAAGTAGGGTATTTACATTTTGCCAGAAACTTTTTCTACATCCAGCACGCTGTAAAAGGAAAACTATTATTCGAACCTTTTGAATATCAAGAAAGGTTGATGTCTAGTTACCATAATTATCGATTCAACATTAATATGTTACCACGTCAGAGTGGTAAAACAACATGTGCATCCTCATATCTATTATGGCATGCAATGTTCCATCCGGATCAAACAATTCTTGTAGCAGCTCACAAATATACAGGCGCACAAGAAATTATGCAACGTATTAGATACGGATACGAATTATGTCCCGATTATATTCGTGCAGGTGTTGTGAGTTACAATAAAGGATCAATTGAATTTGATAATGGATCTCGTATTGTAAGTGCAACCACTACAGGAAACACAGGACGTGGTATGTCTATTTCATTACTATACTGTGACGAGTTTGCATTCGTACAACCTAATATTGCGGAAGAATTCTGGACATCCATATCACCTACACTAGCAACAGGTGGACGCGCAATTATTACTAGCACACCGAATTCGGACGAAGATACATTTGCACAAATTTGGAAAGAAAGCCAAAGCAAGTTCGATTCATTTGGTAACGAAACTACAGATGGTACAGGTATTAACGGCTTTTATGGATTTAGATCTTCATGGAATGAACATCCCGACCGAGATGACGATTGGAAACAAGCAGAACTGGGACGTATTGGTGAAGAAAAGTTTAGACGTGAATATGGATGCGAATTCTTAATTTATGACGAAACTTTAATTAATAGTATCAAACTTTCCGAACTTGTTGGTAAAGATCCTTTGCATAAAGTAGGTCAAGTTCGATGGTATAAAAAGATAGAACCTGGAAACATTTATCTAGTAGCACTAGATCCTAGCATGGGTACAGGCGGAGACTTTGCTGGTATTCAAATATTCGAATTGCCTAGCTTTACCCAAGTTGGAGAATGGCAACACAATATCACTCCTATCCAAGGGCAAATAAAAATGCTGCGGGATATTTTAATTTATATTCAAAATGAAATGGGTCCAGAGAACAGTAATGGCATTTATTGGTCTATTGAGAATAATACAGTGGGTGAAGCAGGATTAGTTGTTATTGCCGATTTAGGCGAAGAAACATTTCCTGGATTATTTGTAAGTGAACCCGTTAGAAAAGGGCATGTACGTAAGTTTAGAAAAGGATTTAACACTACTCACGGTAGTAAAATCTCTGCATGTTCTAGAGTAAAATTCTTAATAGAAGAAGATAAAATGATACTTTATAGTAAACCATTAATAAGTGAATTGAAAACATTTATTGCACATGGTATTAGTTTTAAAGCAAAACTCGGAGAACATGACGACTTAGTATCTGCATTATTATTACTAATACGTATGAGTGTTATACTTGCCGAATGGGATCCTTTAGTCTTTGAAAAATTAAGTGTAGGCAATCATTTCGATGACGATTGGGAAGCACCTTTGCCGCTTTTCATTTCAACTAATTTCTGATAAATATAACATGGACGCAAATTTAGATACAATTGCTAAAGAATTATACGGTAAAATACAAACACGTTTCCCTGCGATTAAGATAGGGGATGAAAACGCCGAAGTATTAAGTAAAAAGGAAGATATTCCTAAGGCTAGGTTTTTCGAATTCGAATACGAAGAAAACGGTGAACCACTAGGAACTATTACTATTACTTTAGATCCAGAAGATGGGCTTATTATTCAAGTCAGTGGAGACATCACAAATGACGATGACGATTCAACCCGTCACGGTGCATTTAAATTTATTCGATCATTTAGGCAGTTTGCTAAGGATCGCTTATTGAATTTTGATATCCAAAACATCGGTAAAAGTAATTTAGATAAAAGAGATTATCAGTTTCAAGCGAAACGAAAGGAATTAAATATGACTGAAAGTAAGTTATTCGGTACAGCTAAAATCAGCTATCAAGATTTAGGTGAAGCTAGATTAATTATTAAGCACTCACAGCCAGTTAATCCAGAATTAGCCGCTGGGCGTAGTATGCACATTGAAAGTATTTACGTTGAAAACTCAGATGGAGAACGATTCAAATATCCATTTAAGCATATTAACGGTGCCCGCGCATTAGCAGAGCATTTAAAACATGGTGGAAATCCATATGATTCTGTTGGTAAACACATTACTAGTTTATCAGAAGAATTAGCACATTTGCGTAAATTTAAAGGGTTTGTTACTCGTAGCCCTGTAATTTCTGAAACAATGGGGCACGTAACTAATCGTGTTATCGAACGTATTGAAGAAATTAAAAAAGAAATTACACATTTACAACGTCCTTCGTTTTATGAATCATTTGTAGAATCGTTTGAGGAAAGAGAAGAACAGGTCATCCCAGAAGACATTATAAATGATCTTGTTGACCGTTTAACCATTCGTACTTTTAATGAAGAATTGAAAGCAGCGTTTCCTTATATCTACAAGTTTATAGATGAATCAGACATTCCTGTTCGTGAATTAGGCATCGATGACTTACTAAGCGAAGAAGACGAAGAAGGCAAACTATGTCCTGTTACTGGAAAGAGACCTTGTAAGTGTGATTCAAAAAAGAATGAAGGGTTTGATCCTGAAGTTGAATTCGAATCATTTATGGAATCATTAACAGAAGACGCCGACGAAGGTCAAGATAATTTGTTTAGCAAAAATAAGAGCGTACAAAAACAAGCAATAGACAGTTTAAATCAAATTATGGAAAAGCCTTTGCAAGGCGGACCAGAAGGAGTTAACTCTATTGAAAGTTTAAAAGGACTCATCGATGATCCTAACTTTATAGAAGATTTAAAGCATATTGATCCAGACTTAGATGTCCGTCCATTGATTCAGCAATACTTACTAGATCGCGATCCGTCAGTTGCTAATCAATTAGATTTTAGCGGAGTTGCAGAACCAGAAGAGCTAGAAGAACCGGAAGAACCGCCTGCTGAACCTCCGACAGAACCAGTTCCGCCTCCAGAGGCAGAACCTGCTCCTCCTGAAACTCCTCCACAACCTGCAGCAGTACCTGCACCGGCTCCTGCCGCACCGGCTCCTATGGCAGAAGGCATGGGGGAAGAATCTGGACTTAACGAAATGTTAAAGTTTATTTCAGGTTTCTATAACAGAGAAGAAAAGAATTTCCCATTAGGCGGACAACGTATCAAGATTAAAGTTAAGAAAGATTTTGAAGACGGTATGTTCCCAAATGCTAGTCCGCAGGATCTAGTTAAAGTATTAAAGTTTATTGATATGAAAGATCCGAGTTCGGGCGAACAGAATGATATTGTTAGATTGGCAGGTGTACAAAAACCAGAAGCACACGTGACTATTTCCGCGCATAGTGATCCTAGAGAAGCAAAGTTAGGTGAAATAATGTCAGATTTAGATAGTGCTCGACACGGAGGTACATTTGAATCTATTATTAAGTTAGCAGGAATTAAGAAATGAAAAGTTTAAATGAATATATTAAGTTAGTCGAATACGATTTAACTAACACTGGTCGTTCATACGATCCTTCTGAAACACCCGGACAATATGTATCAGGTTTAATCCCACAAGGTGTTAAAGATTTTGCAAGACAAGTAAATCCATTTACAGCAACTCCTGTTACATCTAGCGATCCTGCATTAGCAGCACAAAAACAACGAATTGCAGCGGCACAAACTGCTGAAAAAGAAAAAGCAGATGCTGCACTTGCTGCGGCTGAAAAAAGGAAAGCCACTGCTCCTCAACCGACAACACAATCAGGACAACCGGCTCCTGCGGCTCCTGCACCAGCTACCCCAGTTGCTACTCCAGCTGCAACACCTGGTGCAACACCGTGGCCAACTACTAAAGATCAAATTGTCGCATTTCAAAGAGCGCATAAGTTAAATCCGGACGGATTAATTGGTAATAAAACAATGGGTGCGTTATTAAATGCAGGAGCAACTCCGCCAGCAGGATTTAAACCTGTTGCAAATAGAATTCACCCGGCACAAGCACCGGCACAAGCACAGGCCCAAGGGCAATTCCCAGCATGGTATGAACCGGAAGATTATGCACGAGATACAAGGATTCAACAATTATTGCATCCGCAACCTGCACCGACAGCACAAGCAGCAGCAACGGATCTTAACAAAGCAACATCAGGAATGAACGCAGCAAGCAGAAAATTAGATATGCTTAATGCACCAGGTCAACAACCTGCAATGTATGAATCTAACGAGTTATACAGAATTGTTACTTTGGCAGATATAAATCAAAAATAATCACGATTAGGTCATCAAATGACTTGATTATATAAATACAATTGCATACAATATTACTTGTTGTATGCAATTCTTATTTAAGAACAGTTCTTAAATAAACTAGGCATAAAACATTAAGGCTATAAAAAGGAGAATAATAATGGCAACTTTAGCAGAAATCAGAGCAAAATTAAAGGCAGCAGAAACCCGTGGTTCAGATAATAACAGAACAAGCGGCGACAATTCAATCTATCCATTCTGGAACCTCAATGAAGGCAGTGAATCTGTACTTCGCTTCTTACCCGACGGCAACGAAAATAATACATTTTTCTGGGTCGAACGTGCAATGATTAAATTGCCTTTCGCTGGCATTAAAGGCGAATCAGAAACTAAGAATATCACAGTACAAGTACCATGTGTTGAAATGTATAACGATGGGTCAGTATGTCCGATTTTATCTGAAGTTCGTGGGTGGTTTAAGGATCCTGCATTAGAAGATATGGGTCGTAAGTATTGGAAGAAGCGTTCATACATCTTCCAAGGTTTTGTCACCGAAGACGGTTTGGGTGAAAAGGAAACTCCGGAAAACCCAATTCGTAGATTCATTATCGGTCCTCAGATTTATACACTAATTCGTTCAGCATTAGTTGATCCAGAGCTAGAAGATCTACCAACTGATTATGTTCATGGATTAGATTTCCGTATGAAGAAGGGCAGTAAGGGCGGGTATGCTGACTATTCAACAAGCACATGGTCACGTCGTGAACGTCCACTAAGTGATGCA